GCATACTATACAAACAATTCCGATCTTGGTGATATGAATGTCACCTCTATTTTGAAGAAGATAAAAGTTATTGTTGTTGGTGGTTCTAATCAATTGGTAACTTTGAAGTGGGGATATGATTTCACAGGAAATTATTACTCATCACAAGTAAATATACCTACTCAAACAACTGCTGAATATGGCATTGCTGAATATGGAGCAAATGCCACAACAGTAGCATATTACACCTCTGGAATTGCATTAACAACAATAGAAACAAATGCAACGAGCAAGGGAAAAATTGTTCAAATAGGGGTTGAGATGGATATAAACAACAGTCAGTTATCCATTCAAAAGATTGAACTTCAAGCCAAAAATGGCAAGATTGCATAGGGGAAAAAATGTCAAATTACACTCAAACAACGAATTTTGCAACCAAGGATGCACTTGCATCTGGTAATCCTTTAAAAATTGTCAAGGGTACTGAGATCAATGTTGAGTTTACAAATATTGCAACTGCCATTGCCACAAAACTAGATGATGGTGAATCAATAGATAACACCCCCATTGGGGCAGCTACTCCAAGTACAGGGGCATTCACAACACTATCTGCTACAGGGGTAGCTACTTTAAGCAATGTTGTTTTGCCTGTTATTGACAACATCAAGTTAGGCTATACAACTACAGTAACGGCTGCTGGCACAACAACATTAACATCTGCCAGTAACAATCAACAATTTTTTACTGGATCAACAACTCAAACAGTTGTTTTGCCTGTTACAAGCACACTTGCACTTGGACTTAGTTATTTGATTGTTAACAATTCAACTGGAGTTGTAACTGTTCAGTCAAGTGGGGCAAACACAATTACATTAGTTCCTGCTGGTGCAACTGTTAGATGTACTTGTATTCTTATTACAGGAACAACTGCTGCAAGTTGGTCGTTTGCGTTTGAGGGAAGTTCAAATATACCTTATAAGCAAATTCCGACAATAACTGCAACTGTTGCAACAAATATATTGACGTTAGGATTAAACCCTTGCTCATTAGATTTCAGATCATCTACTGCATCTTCAGGAGTAACAACAACAAGAAATGTTACATCTTCTATTTCAATGACTGTGTCCAATGGCTCTACGCTTGGTACAGTAAACGGAATACTGTCTAAATTAGCTGTATTGGCTATAGATAATGCTGGAACAGTTGAATTAGCTGTTGTAAATGCAAACGCTTATGGTTTGTTAGATGAACGTGTTTTGATTAGTACAACTGCTGAAGGTGGAACTGGTACAGCAGACAGCGGTACTGTAATTTACTCAACAACTGCTAGAACTTCTGTTCCATTTAGGATTGTTGGATATGTTGAGTCAACACAAGCAACTGCTGGCGCATATGCAACATCACCATCTAATATTGCAGGAATGGGCGGGGCGATTGTTCCTCAGCCAACTCCAGTAATTACCTCTGGCACTGCTGTTGCGTCTACCAGTGGTACAAGCATTGACTTTACAGCTTTACCTGCGTGGGTGAAAAAAATTACGGTGATGTTGAGTGGTGTGAGCGTGAGCAGCACATCAAGTATTTTGGTGCAATTAGGGACTGGTGCGACACCTACATATACAACAACAGGGTATGCTGGTGGAGGGGTAAGATTTGGCACATCTACTCTTGGTGCGGCTTCATTTACAACAGGTTTTGGGTTAAATAATGCATCTGCGGCAGCGTTAATTGGTGGAAGTATCACTATTACAAATGTCACAGGTAATACTTGGTCTGCATCTGGCAGTGCAGGGTCAGCAGACACTGGCACATTTGTTATGGTGACAGGCGGTTCTATTGCACTTGCCGCTGTTCTTACCGCTGTTCGCATAACCACCAATGGTGCTGACACCTTTGATGCTGGAACAATCAACATTCTTTTCGAGTAAACAACATGACACACAGAATAGTAGTTAATTGCGAAACAGGCGTAACCACTCAAGTGGAGTACACCGCTGAAGAACAAGCGGCGCATGATGCGGCAATAGCGGCACAAGCACAGGCAACGGCTTTAGCAGAGGCGCAAGCATTGGCTGAATCACAAACAACTCAACAGCAAGAACAACAGCAAAGTTCGTGAAGACACCAGTAATCTTCCATGATGATTATGTAGTGTTTTTAGAAATTGATTTTGGGTTCACTTTTATTCATTGTGATTGCATAAAGTGGACAAAGAGTGTGAAGCAAGATTTGTTGAGTGATTTGAGAAAGTTATTTGAGATACATAGAAGTGAGATTTATGCGGTGCATGAGATAGGTGATGTAAAGCATGAGAAGTTTCTAGGTATTGTTGGATTTAAGTATCTGAAAGATTTTGTTGGTTCAGATAAAAACGTAAGACAAATATTTGTCAGGAGAAGATAATGGGAATTGAAGCAGCATTAATTGGTGGTGGCTTAGGTCTTATTGGCGGCTCAATGCAAGCCAATGCGACTAGAGGTGCGGCTCAAGAGTCTGCACGAGCGCAACAGGAATCAGCAAGACTTGCGGCTGAAGCTGCTAAGTTTCGCCCTGTTGGTGTAACTACTCGTTATGGAACTTCAAACTTCCAATTTGATCCTAGCGGTTATCTGTCTGGCGCTGGTTACACTGTCAGCCCTGAGTTACAAGCCTACCAAGACCGCCTACAAGGTCTTACAAGCGGTGCTTTATCTCAGGCAGAGATGGCACAGCAGCAATACGCACCACTTCAACAAGGCGCACAAGGACTGTTTGGTTTAGGTCAGCAGTATCTTGCACAGAGTCCTCAAGATGTTGCAGCGCAATATATTCAACAGCAACAGGATTTGCTTGCCCCTAGTCGTGAAAGACAAATGGCTCAGTTGCAGAACCAGTTGTTCCAACAAGGTCGTGGTGGTTTGTCTGTAGGTGCAACAGGTATGCGTCCTAGCGGTGCGGCTGGTTTGGGTGCTACTACTCCTGAGATGGAAGCGTACTACAACGCATTAGCACAACAAGATTTGCAATTGGCGGCTCAAGGTCAACAGGCTGGTCAGCAGAATGTGGCATTTGGTACAGGTTTGCTTGGCTCTGGTGCTAATTTGCTTGGACAGTATCAAGCTGGTCAGGTTGGTGCATTAAGTCCATTCAGTGCTTACTTGGGTGCTGGTTCTACCATTGAGTCTCTTGGACAACAGCCTTTAGAGATGGGTTCTGCTTTAGGTGGTCGTGCGGCTACTGCTGGTGGCAATGTTGGACAAGCATTGTTAACTGGTGGAATAGGTGCGGCTAGGGCTTTACAAAGTTCGGCTGGTAGTGGATTGGGTAAAGGATTGATTGGCCTTGCAGATAGTCCTTATGTTCAACAAGGGTTAGAAAAATACTTTGCTCCATCTCCTTTTAAAACAAGTGCGTTTTCTGATGCTTACCAAGCATCCATTCCTGTAAACAATCAATCTTCTGGCTATTATTAAGGAATAAATCATGACAAGACTTTTTTCTGAAGATGTTTCTAGAATGCCGATTCCTATGTTAGAGACAAGCTCATCTGTTTCCCCTGAATTCGGGATATATGAGGATATTACTCAACAGCAAGATGGTCTTTCATCTGGATTTACTCTTGATCCAAACTTACAACAACCATTTTCGTTTGAACCGATGATGGCAAATCAACCATCTTCTATTGTCGGTGGAATGTTTAGCCCTGAAATATCTCGTGCGGCACAGATGGAATATATGCAAAAGCGTCAAGCTGCCATGCAAGAACGAGCTATGGCCTTTGCACAATTGTCCCCTATGCAACAAGCAGACTATGGTTTCTATCGTGGTGGTCAACAGTTAGGTGATGCCCTTGGTGGTGCTTTAGGTGGCACAGACCCTCAATTGCAAAAGATTGGTTTGCAACAACAAATCTTGAGTGAACTTGACCCAAGCAAACCTGAACAAAATCTAATGATTGCTCAGAAATATGCAAGAGTTGCACCTGAGTTAGCTATGAGAATTGCTAATGAAGCAAGAACTGCATTGGTAAGAATTAAACAAGCACAGGGTGCGACTAGGCAAGGTGTAACTGCCAAGATTCAAGTAGCTGAAAGAATTGCTACTGATGAAGGTTTAACAGGTGACGCATTTAAACAAAGAGTAGCGAAACTTTTGCAAAGTTCTGACAACTTATCTGATGCCGAAAGAAAAGGCGCAAGAGTTGCTGAAATTACTCGTTTGTTAAATGTTGGGGATGGTGGAATACCATTTAGCCAGAAAGAAAGAGCCGCACTTGAGGCAGAACTTGCAACTTACGAAAGACCTGACAAACAACTATCTTTGACTAATGATAGAGATGCTATTTCCGCTGAATTGTTTGAAAACAAACCTTTTGCACAAATAACACCAGCACAAAAAGCTATTGTTAACAAACGAGTTGAAGAAGAACAACGAGCAAAAGCAAGAGAAAGTGCAACAGTTGTGCCCGGAGTTAAAGAATTTAAAGATATTCCTAAATTACGAGCAGACATAATTGCTACAGTTAAACCATTTAGAGATACAGTCAATGCAACAGATTTTGCGTTGGAGAATCTTAATTTGTCTATAAAGCAAAATAATTTTTCAGCATTCAATGCAGCTCGTGTTCAATTAGCAAAGTCATTAGCTGGTGGTGATTTGAGTCAAAAAGAAATTCAAGCCGCTGGTGGTGACCCATCTATTCTTGGTGGATTAGTTGATATTACATCTACTGCAATTTCAGGAACTCCATCAATAGATACACAGAAAAAAATACAAGCCACAATCAATGCTATTCGCAAAGTAGCTTTACGAAAAGGTAGGGCAGAATTAGATTCTCAAAGAACACTTGCCAAACGATCTAATTTTACAGATGAAGATTTTAATTTGGCATCCGATATTCCTGAGTTTAGAAAAAAATCTACTAAAAAAATAGAACCTTTTGATGCTGACAAAGAAAAACGTTATCAAGAATTCAAAGCTAAACAAAGTGGAGTAACACAATGACTGAGCAAGAAGAATTTGAGTTTCGTCTGCGTTTGGAACAAGAGGCAGAACAAGAACAATCACCATTTACATTGATGGGAGATCAACCCCCACCGCCAACAATGGGTGAGTATGTAAGGGAAAGCGTTGGAAGAAGTTTATCTTCCATTCCTGCACTCATGGCTGAAAGTAGTGCGCTTTATGGCTTAAGTGGGGGGGAATTTCCATCTCAATTGCCACCTCAAGGTACGGCAGGACAAGCCTCTACTCAATTCCAAAGAGAATTGGGTTTAAAGCCTGAGATGCGTCCTGCAACTCAAATGCAAAGAGCTGTTGGCACAGTTGCTGGTGCGGTAACAGACCCATTAAATCTTTTTGGTGGTGCGGGTATTGCCAGACAAGGATTGAGCAATGTGGCTCGTGGGTTAGGACTCTTTGAAAAAGGCGTAGGCGCACAAACAGCAATTTCTGGAGTTAGTGCTTTGGGTGGTGAATATGGTGGCGAGGCAGGAGGACAATATTTTGGAGTCCCCGGTCAGGTAATAGGCTCAGTTGTTGGCTCTCTTTTGTCTGGTGGTGGAACTATCAAAGCTGGTCAAATGTTGGGTGATCGTCTTTCATTAAAAGATATTGATATAGAAGATTTAGCAAATGTTGAAGGCGTTTCAAGAGCAAAGGACATTATTGAGAAAGCCATAAAGACAGACCCATTGCTTCAACAAAAATTAGAAAACATACAAAGCAAAATTGAGTTTGTTACTGGAAAAAAAGGCGGTGCGGCAGTTGCAGGATTAGATAATCTTGTATTAAGCAGTACCTTGAAAAAATTAGCCACTGATGATGTGGAATTTGCAACAGAATTAAATAATATTTATTCTGAGCTTAGAGTTGCTGTTCGTAAAAAATCACAAGAGTTGTATCCAAGACCTAGTGGTGAAATTCCATCAGGACAGGCAAAGGCTTCTCAAACAGAGACTGACTACAATCAACGAATCGCTTTTATTGATAATCAATTAAACAAACTAACAGGACAATTTGACATTGCTGGAGGC